TTCAAAACGCAGTATGAGCGTTACAAGTTCCTCAAAGAGTGTGGTACTCGTCGAGCATTTGAGAATCATGCACCAGTACAGCAGTTTTTAGTTGATGCATATGGCAAATACAATGAAACAGAAGAGTTTCAACAGCATCCCATCCGTACCATGTTTTTAGACATTGAGGTGTACAGTCCAGATGTGTTTCCCAAGGCTGAATTAGCGCAGCATCCCATCAATGTCATCACTGTTCATGACAGCATAGATCAAAAGTTTTACTCATGGGGCACTGCACCTTATAAAAACAGCAATGCTGATGTTGTATACAAGTATTGCAGAAGTGAAAAGCATTTGCTGATGGAATTCATTGCCTATTTTGAAAGCAATGCTCCAGATTTATTGACTGGATGGAATTCATCAGGCTTTGATATTCCATACATCATCAATCGCATCACCAACACGCTGGGTGAAGAATACATCAAGCAACTGTCACCTGTTCAAAGAGTGCATTGCAGAACATTGCGCAGTGGTATGTTTGGCAAAGAAGAAATCAGATGGTACATTGATGGCATTTCTTGTGTAGATTACATTGACATTTACAAACGATTCAGCTTTGTCAATCGTGAGAGTTACAAACTCAATTTCATTGCAGAATTGGAACTGGGTGAGAAGAAAATTGATTACGGCAATACCAACCTTGCCAGCTTATCCAAAGAAAATTGGCAGCTGTTTGTGGATTACAATATTCAAGATGTTAATCTGCTGGTCAAAATGGATGCAAAATTGCAATTTGTTGAACTGCTGCGCATGCTGTCATACATGGGATTGACCACCATGGAAAATGCCATGAGTACATTGTCCACCATCACTGGAACTGCAGCCATCAAAGCTCGATTGCGTCAGCAGTTTCTGCCAACATTCATCCGCCAAGGCAGTGATGAGAAGAACCCAGGTGCATTTGTTGCAGAGCCATTGGAAGGGTTTCAAAAGGATGTTGTATCATTTGATGCCAACTCTCTGTATCCCAACATCATGATCAGTCTCAACATGTCACCAGAGACTAAAATTGGTAAAATCATTGACAAAGATGATGACAATGTTACTGTGCAGCATTGCAGTGGATCAACATTCAAGCTGAGTCATGCCAAGTTTGGTCAGTTTGTCAAAGATGAGCAAATAGCAATCTCTAAAGCCAAAGTACTGTTTACGCAAAAGCACAAAGGTATTTTGCCAGAGATTGTTGACCATTATTATCAAGAGCGTGTCAAGATTCGCAAAGAGATGCAGCTGCTTAAGAAAGGAGGCAAGTCTGATGGTGACACCAAAGATAAAATTGTGCAGCTCAATGCCAAGCAATTGTGCATCAAGATTTTCATCAACAGTGTATATGGATACATGGGCAATAAAAATGCTCCCATTGGTGATGATGACATTGCTGCTAGTATTACATTGACTGGCCAGTCAGTCATCAAAGCAGCACGAACTTATGGTAGAGACTTTGCTCAAAGCATCATTGGTCACAATGATTTTGAAGACATTGCTGTAGCAGGTGATACAGACTCAGCATATTTCTCTGTTGCTCCATTATTAAGAGCACGCAACATCAATCTCATGGAGCATGGCAAAGTGACAGCTGGTGCTCATGCAATCATTGAGCAGTTCAATGACTACTTGAATGATAAAATCAAAGCATGGATGAAAGATGCACTCAACAGTCATGATCCCCGCATTGAATTCAAACGTGAAGCCATCATTGACAAGGGATTGTTCTTGGAAAAAAAGCGATATGTTGCGCATGTGGTGGATGATGAAGGCATTGAGTGTGACAAATGGAAATATGTAGGCGTTGATGTTGTGAGAACAACAATGCCCAAGGCCATCAAACCATATGTCAAGAAGATCATTGAGACCATGATGGTGTCTCAAAACCGCAAAACAACCAATGATGTTGTCAATGAAGCTTATGATGTATTCAAAAGTCTCAAGCCAGAGGAGTTGGCATACACCAGTGGCATGAGTGATTATGATAAATTTGCCAGCAAGAGCAGAGACATGAGCATGCCCAAAGGTACACCAGTGCATGTCAAATCGGCGCATGGTTACAATACACTCATCAAAAAGCTCAACATTGAAAACAAATATGAAGTGTTGCAGAGTGGAGACAAAGTAAGATGGATGTACATCAAGCATCCCAACAAATACAACATGCAAAGCATTGCATTCAAATATTATTACCCTCAAGAGTTTGTTGAAGCATTTGAACCTGACTATGAGAAAATGTTTGAAAAAATTGTGTTCAGTGTTGTAGAGAGATTTTATGCAGCTGTCAAGTGGTCAGCGCATAAACCCAATGAACAAGTAAAAAGTGATTTGTTGGATTTATTTGCTTGAACTTTATAAAACATAGTATAACTTATACATATGAAACCAACTATTACAGCAATTAAAGACGCATCAGGAAGCATCATCTTGGGAGAACTGGCAGGTGAAACAGTTAATGACTTTCAGCTCATAAATCCTGCAACACTGTTTATTCAACCTACACAAAACGGACAACTCAATGTGCAATTGTTTCCTATGATTTTCAATGAATTGTTGTCTGCAGAGAGCAAGAAGCAAGGCACAGTTTGGAGCTTTGCCAAGGCCAGCAATGCCTTTGCAACCAGCATTGAATTGGATGAAAAGCTCATCAGCCAATACACCAGAATCTTCAATCCAAGTCCAATTATTACTCCTGGCACACCAGAAGTTATTAAACTTTTTGATGAGTAGTAAATCATTGAGATTCAAGAAGAAAGATCACATAAATGTGATCTTTTTTTATGTAGATTTTTAACAAATTTGCTGTAAATAGTTACATGGACAAAGACATTACAGCTGCACTAGACAGCATCAACGAAGTTAATCCTTATGCAACTTATCTCAGCAACAATACATTGAGTACTGTAAGCGAGTGGATTGATACTGGATCATATGTACTCAACAGCATCATATCAGGTTCACGCAATGGTGGTATTCCCAAAGGGCGAGTGACCATGATTGCAGGAGAGTCTATGACTGGCAAAAGTTTGTTTGTGCAGAAGATTTTGGCCAATGCTCAAAAAATGGGATTGTATCCTGTCATTTTTGACACAGAGTCAGCCATTGATCCAACTGGTGCTACAAGATTGGGATTGGACATCAGCAAAGTAAAATATGTGCCATGCATCAGCATTGAACAGACTCGCAATGCTGTGTACAAGTTTTTGACCAGCATCAAAGAAAAAGGCTTGGAAGGCAAGTTCATTGTAGCCATTGACTCATTGGGCAATTTGCAATCTGAACTGGAGCTGGCTCGCATGGACAAAGAGAGTACCAGCAGTGACATGGGAACCAAAGCCCGTGCCATCAAATCACTGCTGCAGACATGCACTAATTTGGGTGCTGTTACACGTACAACATTTGTCATCACCAATCATGTGTATGATGATCCTACAGCCATGTATCCCAGCATTGAAAAAAATATGCCTGGTGGCAAGTCTGTTGTGTATTTGCCATCTGTCACAGTTCAGTTGGCTCGCAAGCCTTTGAAAGATGATGGAGGCAAGACAGTTGACAACAATGAGTTGGCAGTTGGTCAGCGCAATTATGGTGGCATCATCATCAGAGCACTCACCAGAAAAAACAGATTCATCAAACAATATTTGGAATGTGAAATGTATTTGAGTTTCTCAACTGGATTGGATCGTTACTATGGATTGTTGGACATGGCAGTTGGCATGGGCATCATCATTCAAAATGGCGCAACATATGCATTGGCTGATGGTACCAAATTGGGGTATGCTAAAAATTGGCGCAAAGATACCAAATTGTGGGAAGAGACCATTTTGCCCAAGTTGGAAGAAAAAATGAAAATTGAATGGGCTTATGGCAACAAAGTTGAAGAAGATGTTCCAGAAGAAGGAGTGGAGATTGAACACAATGATTAAAATTTACTATGTAAGTACAAGTACATGTGGTCCATGCAAAATGTTCAAGCCAATCATTGAGAAATTTTTCAGTGAACATCCAGAAATTGAAAATGAGTTTTTGGATGCCAACAATGAAATACCTTTCAAGGTTACTGCAGTGCCTACCATCATATTCTTCAAAGACAACAAAGAGGTCACCAGAGTTTCTGGCATTCAGAGCAAAAATAAGCTGGAACAATTGTTGGATGAGTGTAGTATTTGAATATGAAAATTGTTGTTCCTCTGTCTGGTGGCGTTGATAGCGCAGTGTTGATGTATAAAGCAGTCAACGACGCAGAAATAGATGAAGTGCATTGCATCACTTTTGATTATGGACAGAGGCACAGCAGAGAGTTGCAGTGTGCAGGGTGGTTGTATGCAGATGCAAAATACAAAAGCAACAAGCCAGTGTTTTTGAAAAATGTAGATGCATCATTCATTCGCCACCTTGCACCAACTTCATCTCTCACCAATGATGACATTGAAACTCCTGACATCAGAAAAATTGCAGGAGAAGCTCAGCCCAAGAGTTATGTACCATTTCGCAATTTGATGTTTTTGAGCATTGCATTGTCGCATGCTGAAGCTGTAGGTGCAGAGCAAGTGTGGCATGGTGCAACTGCAGTTGATTCACTGGCTGGTTATTGGGATGCTTCAAAAGAATTCTTGCCATCACTCAATGGCCTTTGTTCTCTCAACAGAGAAAATGCAATCAGTGTTGTGGCTCCATTGATCAATTGCGACAAGGCAGACATTGTGAGAATGGGAGTATCACTGCATGTACCATTTGCTAAGACATACACTTGTTACTCAGGCGAAGAGCTTGCAGACGCAACAACTCCCAGCAGCAGTTTGCGCATTCAGGGTTTCCTCAAAGCAGGCTACAAAGATCCCATCAAATATAAACAGCAGAAGCAAATTGATGCATTGTATCAGCAGCACCAATGCAAGGACATCACCGACGTCCAGTGATAGGACAATCTTTTTACACTCCATGCAAGATTTTTTGCTCTTATTTCTCTTTGTCTGGGTGTAATTTTCATTTGATGAAATAGCCTATGAATCGTTGAATGTAACTCAACTCAGATAGCAAAAACCTCATCTGATAAGGCAGCGTACCATCACTGTCCTTGCTGTTGCTGTATGAAAGTTCAACGTGCATGCGCGTGGCATGATGGTCAAGTTCATATGCATATCTACTTTTTTGAAATACAGAAAGTCTCATTTGAAAAAATACTTCATATATTGCTGAATTTCTTGCAGTAGAAACAATGTATGACGCATTGAATATGTTACAGAACCAGATTTAATGCTTACAAGTAAACTATGCAAACTCTGGGCATTATGCTCAATTTCTCGTACATATCTATATTTCTGACTTAATGTGAGTGTCATTTATACAAATTCAAAAGATCTTGTTCTTTATTCATTTCATTCATTGTTGCTCTGTGATTTTGATCAAAGTTTGACTATTATCAATAGAGTAGCATGATGTGATGCATTACATGTAACGTTGCTCCATGCGCAGCAAATGCTGATAGCGTTGTACTCTGGCTTGTTCAGCTAATACAGTCTGCTTTTTAAGAGACAACTTGCGACTTTCAGGCACATAAACATCTGATGAGTAGCGAGTTTGCATGTGTTCACAATCTTCATCTGCTGGACAACCACATTCTTTGCCGCTTTCTTCATTTTCACCTGTATACAGTACAGATTGTGACTTGGATTTGCCATTCTGATCAAATGAGATGTTGTATTCTTCAGAACCATCTTGAAATACAACTTGAGATGATCTCAAATCAGCTTTGGAGCGCAATGGAGCCTTGGAGAGCACACGAATTGCTTTGCCACCACCTGTTTGGTTGACATATTGGTGGTCAGTATCCATGCCCATGCCGCTGGGTTCCATGTGTCTGAAACCTTTAGGAAATTGTGTAACAGCAAGAAACTCTTCTACACTTTTAATCTTGTCTTGCATGTCTTGAATGAATCTGCTGGTGTGTCCTCCAGCTTCACGTGCACCTGTTGCCAGTTGTCCTTGTGCAGCATCTTCAATCTCTTGTGCTACTGCATCAACCTCCTGCTGTACTTCTGCAGTTGCATTGCTGCCCAGTTGTTGATCAGCATATTGTTCCCATGCACCCAATACATCTTGTGTCACTGCATCATCACCCAATTCTGCAATGATGTTGTTGACTTCAGCAGCAGTAACAGTGCGTACTTCTTTGGGAATCAATCCATTGGTCTTGAGAAAATCAGCCAACAGCATGCGAACTACTCTGTATGCTGTGCCTTGTTCCACTTTCTTTTGCTTGGCAGTCAAGCCAAATGCTTTGGCATCAGCCATTTCATTGATAACATTGTTCCATCCTGGACGTTTAAGAATACTCATGTGTATATTTAGTAAAATGTTGATTTTTTTAATGCATGCATTATATTGAATTACAATGTGTGGAATTCTGGGTGCCTTTAGCAAAAGTATGTATGATGTCTTGTACGAAGCATCTCAACAACGTGGCAAATTTGCGTATGGTCATTGCTTTTTGACCAGAGACAAAAATACGCCTTTTCATATACAAAGATTTGATAAACATCCCAAGGTTGATGACATCAAAGATGTAAACATCAACAAATTGCATTTGGGGCATTGCCAGGCGCCCACCAGCAGCATCAGAAAATGGAAAGACTCTGATGCACATCCATTTGTATATGACAATTGGATTGTTGCACACAATGGTGTTCTTACCAATGCAGAGCAGCTCATTGAAAAGTACAATTTACAAGTGCAGAGCAATGTTGATACTGCAGTAATTCCAGCATTGTTGCATATGTATGAACAGCAAGATCAGCAAACAGTTGTATCATGCATCAAAAATACATTGAGTGAACTCAAAGGAACCTTTGGACTGTGGATTGTTCACAAAAAATCCAAACAAGTATTTTTAGGTCGTCAAGGCAGCACCATCTTTGCCAACATGAGCACTGGTTGTTTCTGTTCTGTGCCTTGCAAAAACAAAGAGTGGTGCGAACTTGGGGAAGGATGCATTTACAAAATAGATGTTGCAGAGAAAAACATTGTACCCATTGAAAAGTTTACAGCAGATTCCCCATTTTTGTTCATTGCAGAGTCAGAAGATACTTGAGTTTGTTGACTGCACCCAAGATTTCATCACGTATGTTGAGCAAATCAGTATCATCTAAATCCATCTCATTGACCAAAATGTCAACAACTCTGTCCAATGTTACATTTACATCAACTTCATCCATGTTTTTTAATACAATGGAGTCATTGTACATGATTCGCTCATATCGTCCTTGAAATGCTTCTACAAATTCATCCAACAATGCATTCACTGAATCGTAAAATTTACCAAAAGCTTCATGCTGTGCAAAAGATGTGGTTTGCCAATGAAAAATACGTACTTGCATCAACAAATACAACAAACGAGTCACAACATCAGAAATAATCATAATTTTATTTATGCAAACGACAACATTGATAGTAAGCTGCACTACAAAAAAGCATTCTCAAGACACATTGCTGCATCAAAGCTTGTGCAAAATACAAACATTAGCAGACTTTGATACTCAATGGTATTGTGACAATCAAGTGGGTCTCAGCAAAATGTACAATGCAGCATTCAAAGACTATGCAAAAAGTTATAAGCGCATTGTATACGTTCATGATGATGTTGCATTGGATGATGCTTTGTTGGACAGCAAGCTGGATGATGCTATGAACAACTTGAATTATGACATTGTTGGCCTTGCAGGAGGACTCAATCCTACCATTCAGCACCCTGCATTGTGGCACATCATGAGCAAAAGAGAACATCAAAGAGGATATGCAGGACATTTGTCGCATGATGGTTTTAAATTTATGACAGGGTTTGGAACAACACCTGCAAGAGTAGCAATTGTGGATGGCTTGTTTGTAGCAGTCAATGTTGCAGCAGCAATGCAAAAGAATTGGCAGTGGAATGAAAATTTTGACTTTCATCATTATGACATTGCATCTTGCATTGATGCTAACAAATGTGGCATGAGAGTTGGAGTGTATCCCATCAATGTATTTCATCAATCACCTGGTTTATTGAGCTTGGATGATGACAAGTGGTCTGCAAGCAATAAAAAGTTTTTGCAATTGTACTTTCAGCAATAATAATATACATATGAAATTGGACTTAGATTGGATGGAGAAGGTAATTGCTTTCAAAAGCATTACAGATGATGAGTACTTGGCAAGTGTCATTGATTATGTCAAGCCCTCATACTTCTCAGATGCAAACTTGAGACTTGTATTTGAGATTGTATGCAGCTTTTATGAAAAACGCAAAAGCATTCCTACAACTACTGAAATCAAAAGTTATTTGTCAACAGACTCTGACAAACAGAAGTTTAAAAATGCAGTCAACAGCATTTCCAGCATAGACAAAGCTCTCAACAGAGAAGAATTGTATGAAAATACAGAACGGTTTTTGAAAGAACGAGGCATCTATGAAGCAATGATGGCTGTAGCCCAGGATGTTGGAGCAGGCAACATTGATACCAGCTTGATTCTGGACAAGTTTGAAAAATCATGCAATGTGAGTTTGATTCCAGATTTAGGATTGGATTTGCTCAAAGACTTCAGCAAAGTTGAGCAAGAGTTGATGAATCCAGAGCCAACCATACCCACTGGCTTCAAGTGGTTGGATGAAAAGCTAGGAGGAGGGCTGCAAAGAAATGGCCGTGCCATGTATGTATTTGCAGGACAGACCAACATTGGCAAAAGCATCATTCTAGGCAACATTGCATGCAATGTGGCGCTGCAAGGAAAGAATGTAGTAGTCATTTCTCTTGAAATGTCTGAGACCATGTATGCCAAACGACTGACTGCCAACTTAACCAAGGTGGGTATCAATTCACTTGCCAGAGACATTGACATTGTGCGCGCACAAATGGATAACCTCAAAGAATTCAACAGCAACTGCAAGGTGTTTATCAAAGAGTTTCCGCCCAGTACCATGACTCCCAGAGCCATTGAAGTGTATTTGCGCAAATTGCAAAAACGCAACATCAAGATTGATTTGATTGTGTTGGATTACTTGAATCTGTTGACCACCACCAAAGGCAACAACAGTTATGAACGCATCAAATACATTGCAGAAGAAACTCGAGCAATGACTTATGCATTCAACTGTCCATTGGTCACTGTTACACAAACCAACCGAAGTGGCACCAATGTCAATGAACCTGACCTGACAACAGTCAGCGAAAGTTATGCATTAGGAGCTACATCTGACTTTGTAGGAAGCTTGTGGCAAGGAGATGGTGACAAAGAGCTGGGCATCATGCGTACATCATTGCTTAAAAATCGTTTTGGCATCAACTCTGGCAGCAATGCATTTAGGATTGATTATTCTACTTTGACATTGAGTGAAGATGAACAGCTCAACAGCATGACTCAGGATTCTGAGGATGCAGCAAATTCATTACGCATGTTAGCACATTGATTAAATACACACAATCAAATGACAGCAAGCAATTTATCACTTTTGAATGTGTCTGCACAGAATGCATTCTTTTATGTAGATTATATGAATAAGTTACCTATTAAATCAACCAATGAAAGAACCATCATGCAATTGGAAGCAAGTTTGTACCGTTGTGCTACTTTAATTGCAAAAGCAATGCAATAGTTGAGTTTTATATATAAACTCATAAATTAACAACAATGTCTAAGGAAACTATAGTATGGACAGATGCAGATCTGGATGGTGCAGCATCGTTTTTGGTGTTGAGTTGGTATAAGCCAGGCATCAACTTGATTCCACGTGTATGCACTGGTGCTAAACTGCGTGAATGTTATCTTGCGTGGCTTCAAACCAACAAAGCATCTGATTATGAAAAGATTTACATTTTGGACTTGGATACCACAGACATTGCGGATTTGGTTGACAGTGCCAATGTTATAATTTTTGATCACCACAAAACTCACTTCACGCAAGCTGCCAATTACAAGCACTGCAAAGCCATTGTCAAAGATTGTAAATCCACTGCTCAGTTAATTCATGAAACATTCAAAATCAAACAAGACTTTCTAAATGCTCAACAGAAAATGCTCATTGCATTGACCAGTGATTTTGACAGCGGTACCAACAGTCTCAAACAATCACAGGATCTCAACAACATTTTTTGGACACTGCAGGGCAACAGGGTCATTGAATTCAGCAAAGATTTTCAAAAAGGTTTCACTGGATTTTCTTCACGACATCAAGCTGCTTTGGCAATTCATGCCAGCAGAGTCAAAAACATCATCAATGATTTGAAGATGTATCAAGGCAAAATCAATCAACACAAATGCATTGCAACGTTCTGTACCACATGTCATTCAGAAGTATCACAGCACGTGTTTGCTGTTACTGATGCTGATATTTTGATGATGGTCAATGTGGATCGAGAGACTGTTTCGTTTCGTTGCAGCAAAACATGTACAGCTGATGTATCTTTGCTGGCCCAAAAATTATGTGAAGGTGGCGGTCATGCACAAGCTGCTGGTGGCAAATTGACACAAACATTTATAAATTTTACACAGACATTGCAACCAGTATGAATTTATTTGAACAACAAGAAACAGAGTATTACTTGCTAGCATTTTGCAGCTTTTTAACAATCTTGCATGGCAAGAAACTCAACCTTCCCAACATCTTTTTGCTGCTGCTAAAAAACAAAAAATACAGAGACATTTTTAAGACCATGCTGGATCTTGAAACTGATTATCAAATCTTTAAAATCTTTGTTGACTACGAGCCCAATCTTTGCAAAAGCAAATACATTTCAAAATACCTCAACTCCATTAAATATGGATTGAAATGAAACAGTTTACTCCCTATGAGTTGCAGCATCTCATTCGTACTGCAAATACAATCGCAGAAGAATTGCGTGGATATGGTAAATTCATGAGAACACAGGACAGTGATTATCATTTTTCAAAGTTTAGCTTGAAAAGAGTTGTAAAGTGGGCAAATGACATTACAGTTGAGTTAAAAGATGCAATTGAGTGAATTTGAAAAGAAGATATACAATCAATATCTTTACGCTAGCAGGACACACAACAACAAACCATTCTCACCACGCAAACAGTTTGATGACTTGGACAGTGAAAACGTTGTAGCATGCAAACAAATAGCAATGTTGTTGCAAAAATTTCCCAATATCAACATTAAAGACTTTTTTGATGCACCATTCAAGATGCAAGAAAGTGGTCACATCAAATTGCCATTTTACAAGAGCATGCGAGCCATCAAGTTGTTTTCATTGTACAACTATGAGCAAATGATGAGTGCAGACAGTCAATGGAATTTGGATAAAATCAAAGAATCAATGATTTACATTTACAAATTTTGCAAGATGAACAACATTGATTTTCAACACTATATGCATGCTAAAACACCTGCAGACATTGCATGGTTTGTATTGCATTTACAACAATTTAGCATAAATATATATGCACTGCTTGCATTTCCAGATGCAGACAAACAACTCAATGGCAGTGCACAACACCTAGATGAAATCATCGGCAATAATCTTAGCAAAAAACTAAGCACATACATGTCCAAATTCATTACATCCAACAAATGTAAGGACAATGCAAGACAAGCATATCAAAAAATAACAACAACAAGCCTAGCAAAACAAACAACATAAACTAAACTACAATAACAATATGAAATTCAACTCATCCATGTTTGAAAGCATCAAAGATGCACTCAACAAGCAAAAGAATACCAAAAGCGCAACCAGAGACATTTTGACTCTTGAAAAAGATAAAACATATCTTGTAAGACTTTTGCCCAACGTCGCAGATCCAGAAAATACTCTGCTTCATTACTACAATTTTGGCTGGAACAGCTTCAGTACTGGTGGCTATGTTCAAGCTGTATCACCAACATCATGGGGCGAACGTGATCCTATTGCAGAAGAACGCATTCGTGCATACCGTGCAGGTTCTGATGCTGACAAAGAAAAAATCAAAAACGTCAAGCGTGCTGAAAAGTGGCTGGCCAATGTGTATGTTATCAATGATCCAACTAATCCTGACAACAATGGCAAAGTCAAGCTGTTGAGATTTGGCAAGCAGTTGCACAACATCATTGACAGTGCCATCAACGGTGAAGATGCTGATGAATTTGGCATCAAAGTATTTGACTTGTCACCAAATGGTGTCAACTTGAAAATCAAAGTTGATGACCAAGGTGGTTATGCAAACTATACTGCCAGCCGCTTTACATCATCTGTTGATCTCAAGTTGAGTGCAGATCAGATTGATAAAATCTATGAGAATACAACTGAACTCAAAAGTGTGTTGACTGTTAAATCTTATGAGGAACTCAAAATAATGCTTGATGAACATTATTTTGCTAGTAAAAGTGCTGCTCCAGCAACAGAATCATTTGCATCTTCTGCATCTGTTCATAACTACGTGCAACCACCTGCAGAAAGCTCTGACTCACCGCCAGCATTTGACGATGATGATGATGCCAAGATGCGGGCTCTTTTAGAAGGCATTTAAAACATGGAATCACAGCAAATTGAACAGCACCGCGCTCTTTTGGGTCTCTTGGGACACACATACGGGCAATTGAAAGAAATTGACACACACATTGCTGCAGCTGGTAGCAATGCTAAATTTGCAGGGCGCAGTGACTCCCTCAAACGTCAATTCGAAACATTGGCTACAACTCCTTTTGCTGTACAACCAAACAATGACTCTGAACTGGAATTACCACCAGTTCAGAGTCCTGTTTTTACACAGCCGCAAGCAGTGCAAGTACAGCCTATTCAACATGCAGCTCCTGCAGCTGCATTGCAAGATGATTCTCAGCTTGAATTCAACTTTAAACAAGCTGAAAAAAATGTATTGCAAGATATTTACAACATCTTGTATGACATTAAAAAGATTATGCTGGATAACAAAAAGACTCAACCAGCACCCAAGAAGAAAATCAGTGATTGTATTTTATGTGGATCCAAAGCAACAATCTCACTTGCAACCAATGCATTTGAAGTTAAATGCAGCAACTGCAATGCATGCACCACACAAGAACATGCATCAGCTAAAAATGCAGTTAAAGAGTGGAATAAAGACAATCAGTGATATATTAGTATCATGAGCCAACTTATACTGCCAGAGAGCTTTGTGCAATTCCTCAAAGCTGTTAACAAAATTAATGATTCAGCTATTTTGTTAACAACAGCAGATGCTTTGTCGTGTCTCATTGGTACTCCAGACAATACTTGCTTTTTGTATGGCAGTATGTCTTGCAAGTCAGAGTATTCTGGCTTCATCAATATGCCTAGTCTATCAAAACTTACCAGAGCATTGGATCATGTCAACAATGAATTTACTTTCAAGGTAAATAACAACAATTTGGAATACAAATCTCCCATGGTTCGATTTAAATATCATTTGCTCGACAATGGAATCCTCTCACAACCTCTCATCAACATTAAAAAAATTCAGTCTTTTGAATATGATATTTCATTCACCATGGGGTGCCAAACTCTCACAGATCTCTGCAAAGCTAGCTCATTTGCAAATGACTCTAATAAACTTTATCTGAGCTGTGATGGAACACTGCTGCACGGTGAATTAACAGACAAGTCAAGACACAACATTGATAGCATTGAACTGATTCTTGGAGAGTATTCAAAATCATTTGATGCTATTCCTATCAACCTTGATTTTATCAGAAGTTTGAGTTATAACAATAATAGTAGTATAACAGTGCGTGTCAATGAACAACATGGTGTTGTATGCATTGATATTTTCAATGACAACTATAAATTAAAGTATATTACATCTGCATTTACATCATGAATAAAAACGTACGCAACAAAATCAGCACTGCAGGATACTTTATCAAAAGGCTCAAAGACAATGGTTACATTACTTATCGTATTTTTTCAGCTTATGCTGAGAGTGATCCTCGTCGTTGGACAATTCTCCTTGAACCTGGTGCATCCAGTGTGTATGTAACATGCTATGAAAACAAAGACACCCTCAACGAGATTTTATTTGAAATCAATGATGGCGGCAAAAACTTTCCAAAGAACTTCTCCATCAAGACCTCCAGCATTGAAGTAATCATTACAACACTGCTGTCTCGAGGAGTTGCTCCTTCTGTGGTAAAATGAATAGCAGCATATCTGATGCATTGAGTTCTGACAATCCCAAGAAGAACAAGACATCAAAACCAAAAATTGACAAAGAAGCATCAAATGTTATAAAAGATGCTTTGCTCAATTACATCAAGACCAACTCTAGAAAATTTTACAAAGAAGACTGTGCAGCAGCTGCTGCAGCAACGTTGCAAGAGTTTCTGCAAGCATTTATAATCATTGGGTATGACTTTCATGGTACACCTATAAAGATCATAAATGCCCACAATGGTCAAGAAGCAGATGCATTGTCTTTTGCAATGCAAAAATTTATGATGAGCAGCAACTCTACTTTTTTTAACAATGATTGATGCATGTTTAAATTCATTACATCACTTTTCCACAAACAGCCATTAGTGCATCCACATCACACAGCATCATATGCTGTAACTTGTGGTAGTTTTGTAGGAGAAATTTTGATTTATGTGTGCAGCTCCATGACGCATCATTGTTTTTTGAGCATACCCAGCATGGCCAACAGAAATATTCCCAAGGAAAAGTTTGATTTTGGTTTAAAGAATGGTATATTGGAACATGTAAAGAGTCTGCCTACAGATGTCTCTACTACAGTTGAACAACAATACCAAAAAAATGAATCTTCTAATTGACGCCAGCAACATCATTCACCGCTCTTTTCATATGTCTCAAAAGAGTTACGAACAGGGCAGCAACATGCAGGTGTTATTGTTTTTGCGTTCTCTCAAAAGTTACATTGATATGTTTAAACCTGCAGCAGTATATTGCGCATGGGATGCTACGTTGGACCATACACAAAAAAGCTTTCGCAAACAAATTGCATCTGAAACATACAAAGTAAATAGAGATAAAACCATTGGTGCTGCAGTTTATGAAAAGTCTCAAGAAATTGAAATGTTGGTTGATCATTTGGGTGTTTACAATATCTACCCATTCTGTCTGGAGGCTGATGACGTCATTGCTTTTTTGACTCGTGAGCTGCCTGGCAAAAAAATCATTGTATCATCTGACAGAGATTTGCTGCAATTGGTCAGCAATGATGTGCATATGTACAGCCTCACCAAAAAGGTGGTCATAACACCCAACAACTTTGAAGAGTTTGCAGGCATAGCTCGTGAATCATTTTTGATGTTCAAGTGTTTGATTGGAGATGCATCTGACAACATTGCCAAAGTAACAACACCCAGCAAAGCCAAAAAGATTGCTACAGGCATTGCGGATATGTTGCAGATTTTGAGTCAAGAGCAAGTGTTGCAATATCAACACAATGATAAAATGATGAACTTGCATGAGTCATACAACTATCAACCCAATGAATTGGTGCGCATGCAACAACAGCTGCAACAACTCAATCATGTTCCTAGCTTTGATGCATTCATTGATGCTTGCAAGCAGCTGCATTTGAATAACATTGTTGATAATGCTGCAAGTTGGAGAAAAACTTTTTTTGGTCAACAAAACATGACCAATCTCATTAAGTTACTAGGTTTGAATAAATAACAATATGAATTACGTACGCCCAGTTAAAATGGTTTCTCCAACAGGCCAAATGTCTACACCTAAAATTGTAGAAAAACTAGTTGGTCAACAAATCCATGTAGAAGCTCAATGGTTTGATCCTGCCAGTGGTGCTTTCTTTCACAGAGGTTTAGTTGAAATTAAACAAGTTGAACAACCCAAAAAGTAATATATGTTGATGAGTGCAATTGCCTCAACATTACATAGTTACTAAGTTTTATCAATACGCAGGAGCCCCCAAGTATAATAGGTTGACCAAAACCTATCAGGGCTCCTGTCCCATTTGTAGAGAAGGCAAGAGTTGGCTGCGCAAAAAGAGACTGTATTATATTCCTGACAAAGAAAGCATTTTTTGTCACAACTGCGGTTGGAGCAGCAAGCCTCTCAAATGGTTGTTGCAAGTGTCTGGCATGACCAAGCAAGAAATTCAAAATGACAGCGAGTCATTTGATACTTTTGACATCAACAGCATTCCCAAGCAACAAGAAAAGGTGCAGGTGCCATCTTTGCCAGGAGAGTGCATCAATTTGATGCAGCTCAATCAAGTTGAATATTATAAACATGACAAGACTGTGCAACAAGTTTATAATTATGCATTATCTCGTGGTCTCATGAATGCAGTCAACAAATCAACTGCATTGTATGCATGTCTCAAAGATGAGACTCACAAAGGTCGGCTCATCTTACCCTTTTTTGATGCATCTGGAAAAATAATATATTATCAATCTCGCAGTGTTGATGCAAATGATGAGCGTCCCAAATACATGAGCAAGATACATGGTGACCGTGCAATTTTTAACTTCAACAACATAGACAATGCATGCAATGATGTGTTTGTATTTGAAGGCCCCATTGACTGCTGTTTTGTTAAAAATGGCATTGCTGTAGCAGGCATTCAAGAAAAAAGCATGCAAATGTACTCATCTCGACAACAGATGCAAATCAACAGCATCAGTGGATTTTACAATTTCAATTGGGTACTTGATTCTCAATGGCTGGACAATGCCAGCAGACTCAAAACTCAGAAACTCATTGATGCAGGTGAGACTGTATACATCTGGCCTAAAAACATTGGCACCACCTGCAAAGACTTCAATGATGTTGCGCTCAAATACAGCATCAACAGCATCTCACACAATTTTATCAAACAACACTGTGTCAAAGGTCTTCAAGCAGAAATTATGCTCAAGACCATCAACTAGTTATACGTACTTGTAAGAAGGATTGTTGCTGGTGGCTCTGTAACCTGCAAATGACTGTTGCAGGCCTGCAAGTTCTTCTGCAACACGAGCAATGCGCTTGCTTTCACCTTTTTTGATTTTATCAAACAGTGTATCAGGAATGGCTTTGGATAAAACGTTTTGAATAGATTCACCATTGGTGCTGTTGAGATATTGTACCATCTCACCCACTTGATCCATCCATTGTTCCAGCCTTGTATTCATTGCTTGCTGCTGTTTGGCAGACATCTCTACAGCTTGTTGATTCATATCAGCACCAAGTTCAGACACTTGTGTACCACCACCAAGTTGTGATTGAGCAGCTTGTGCATCAGTCATTTGTTCTGGTGCATCAGCTGGTTCACCTGTTTGCTGTTGATCTTGTTCCAAGACAACTCTGAACATTTTTGCGAAGATTCTATTTGACATATGCTTATTTATATTTATGCGGTAGAATAAATAAAAGAACATGGATCAGTCAATAAAAGATTACAAACGCCAGGTATCTGGTCAAACAAAAATGGCTGGTGTTCGTGATGGTTCATTGAAACCTTTGGAATACAGAGATTTTGATGGCAGCAAAATGGATACACCTGCCAGCAATCCTGTAACTGTATTTGAATTGCAAAATTTGCACGAATTCATTGGCAATACATACATCAATGCAGCAGAAGCCAAGAGCAGTCTCAGAACGTCACTCAGCAATCCTGCTCTCAAAGAGTCTCAAAAGAGAACAGTCAAAATCATGTTGCATCAAATCAACAAAATTCTGGACATCATTGCTGGTCCCAGTGACTCCAATACTACTAGTGATTCCATCAGCCTGAGAAAATTGTTGGATAAAATTACTATATCTGGATAAATTGCATGACCTGAATAACTACCAGCATGAAAACTATGTTGGTGCCCATTGTGGTTACTGTATTGATAAGCGCGTTTGTTGGCTTGTGCACGTTGAATTCTCCATTGGGATTCCCTGGAGGCTTTGGATTGTCCCTTGTTTTACACTTTGTGCTTGGTGGAATTTTTAATACGTTTTTGCAATACAGGAGCCAAAAGGAATTTGAGCAGATTGCAAATGATAGAATAACTGAGATCAACAAGCAGACCATGAAGCTAGCATGCCCATGTGAACGCAACATTGAGCAAACAGTGCCATTGTTCTTCAACAGACAAAATTACTACAACTGTGCTATGTGTGACAAGTTGATCAATTGCAAAGTCTCTGTGAGTACCATTTTGCCAACTCAGATACTTGATTTGGATACATCTCACAATGATGTGTTGCAAAAAATGCAGCAAAAAGTCACTGAACACAATGCAAATGAATAATCTTACACAAAATCAGCTGCATGATGTAATGCAAAGTCATTTGTACAATGCTGCAACAACTGTGGCAAGTTCCATTACACAACCACTGCCGGCAGTGGTGCCTCAAGTTGATGCTGGTTTGCGTGATTTGATGCAATGGGCCAGGCTCAACAATGTTGAAACACACTTCAACATTGGAAGACTGTATGGCAAATCTCAAACCATTGAAAATTTGCATGCTGCAATTGTTGAAAGCATCAAATGCAAAGAAAATGACCCAATGTTCAGTGAGAAGGCTGCACTTTTGCTCAAACTTCTGCAAACAGTGTGGCAATTCTTTGCTGCAAGTCATGGGAAACAGTTGACAGAACCTGAAATCTTGGCTATAATGTCAGGGTATATAACATCAGGCTATGAAAAACAAAAAACAAACTAAGCAAACCATTGCCAGTCAAAGCATCAACATGTCCATGGAGGAGAAAGCACGTTGGATGTGTTTGGCAGAAGCAATTTCAGTTGTAGATCAGAAGATGGCTGACATGCAAGTGGATCCAGATGAAATAGACTGGGTGAATCCCATTGCATTTGGCAAATACATCAAAGAGCGGTATCATTCCATGTTGTATGATCTCAAATGTGAAATTGCCATTGAGAACGCTGCTGTACAATTACAAATTAATTGATACTTTGATGGGTAAAGATACAACGTTTCTGCCAATGCCTGAATTTGTCATTTGATTTAATCCCAATGTAAAACCTTCATTGGTTCCAAAAGCATATATATCATACAGGGTCTTTTCAGGTGAGTCAGTTGTCAATAAAAACATACTGGGGACATTTGAAACGTATAAATCATCATCCCCATCATCTGTAGTTGAAAATAGAAATGCACTGTAATTGACATCAATTGCAGATACACCTGCAGGCAATTTAACTTGCAGCCATGTATCTGCTCCTGCACCTTTTGGTGTGATAGTACCTTGACCATTGATGCCATATTTATTGCTGCCAGTTGCAAATACCATTCCATTTGTAGTAATTGCAACACATGCAGGATTGGATGCATTTTTATTTGCTGTTGCATTGATGATTTTTTTAACATTGTAATTTGACAAAGAAGGTACAATGCTGGCAGAAGTTGCAAAAGTGCCAGTGCCTGGCAACCCAATGTTTTTTCTCCAACCCCATCCCCATGTGCGTCCATTGTCTTCAACTGCCAAGACTCCTCCAGACCAACTTGGATAAATTGATTTGAAGTTGCCCATGAGTGGTGCATTAGCAGCAGATAATACAGGTCTAAATGTAGATAGAATATTACTTTGAGTCAACTGTGCACATTGACCATAATAATTGTATCCAGTTGCCCAAATTTTGCCTGCAGTGAGTGCAAAAGTAGTTGCATGTGCATAATTATTAACAGACATTGTAGCTATGTTGTTATCATCATCATTACCACTTTTATATGTATATGTTCCAATCTCTCCATTGCCAACTGCACCATTGATGTAAAGTCTATCAGCTGTCATACCCAATGTTGCAACTCCACCTGGCGGTGCAAAATAACATGCAGAAAAAGTAACGGCACCTACAGTGGTACTATTCAATGCCATAAATCGAGCATATGATGCTCCATTATTAACTCCAGGTTGCCATCCAGAATCCGCGCCACCTATTAAAGCTTTTCCATTGCCTCGAACATGTACTCTGTTGCTAGAATCAATGACAAATATTGCACTATTTGCTGGCAAAACCTGCTTCAATGTATTCTGACCCAAACTACCACCACTCAAAACAGCAGGATAAGCAACAATATTTGATGTTGCATCCAAAATTTGATTAAAATTGTTGCTGCCCCATGCATATCCTTTGCCATTGGAATCAATGATTGCAACTTGACCGCGTGGTCTTGTAAATCCTTGTATTACTTCTGTTGCTGCAATTTGCACTGCAGATGCACCACCAAAAGCAGAATTAGAAATTTTTTGCCATGTTGCAAAATAAGGCGTTGCAGTATCATTGATGCCTAAAATTCCATTTGATGTATTACTCCTAATTTCTGAAGTAGTAATTGAATTCTGACCTGTACTGTAAATGTTGCCTTTGTTGGTCATCAAGAAAGAAGCAGCACCAATTCCAACTGCACTCACAGCATATTCATTGGTTTCCATTTGAATAGGAACTACAGTGTTTATAAATGCATTGAATGTTGTACTGTACGACTGACCAGTGCCGCCACCACCATAAACGTTGGAACGCAAATCACCTGTAATAACATTATTTCCATCTCTGCCACTCATTCTCAAACGATTGAGTCCATCCAAATAGAAAAATTTACCACGAGTTCCTTGACTCACAGCACCACCTTCAAAAGGAAAACCGTACAAAAATTTAGATGCTTTGGCTCCACGAATCAATTCAACAGCAGCTGCTGTACTGGTAGCAAACAGAGAGTCTACGTATTGTTTGTTTGCTACTTCAACAGATCTGATGGGAGGTGCATTTACAGACAAGAATCCTGTCATGGTTCCACCACTCAATGGTACACGCAATGCATCAGCTGCATCTACATACTGCTTGGTAGCTGCATGCAATGGTAGGGTAGGATCAGCATTGGCTGTAATATAGCCAGTCATGGTGCCACCAGCCAATGGCAATCTTAAACCAATTTGTGTGAATACATTGCTGCTTAAAATTTGTGTTGCAGCGCTCAGAGGTGGAGTTATTACACTGCTGGCAAAATCGACTATGCTGTTGATGTCTGTTCTGAATGTATTTGCATTTTGATACACTGGAGTCAGCTCTGTTCCAACAATGGTGCTGGCTGCGCTGAGTTGATTGATTGTTACAAGTGGGGTAGACATAATTTTATTTATGCAATGCTGGTTTTGATGGGCATAGAAATAGCATCATTAGTAGAAGCTGTGCCTACGCCATATTGTACAGGCAAACCACACTCTCCAAATACACTGTGTCCCCAGCTGTACAGTTCACCAGAAGTTGTATATGCATGAGCGTGAGGTTCATTGATTGTAAACTTGGATGTTTTGGAGCACATCACAATGTAATCACTCCATACAACATTGTTGGGTGCTATTACCAATGCAAAGCCATCTGTTGTTTTGAGAGTACCATTGCCACAAACACCATAATTATTCAATCCAGCTGCATACAAATTGCCCAGTGCATCTTGTACAATGCACACAGAGCGATCAAAATTAGAATTGCATGCTTTGAGTTGTACAATGTTTTTTGCAGCCAATGTTGCAACTGGTATTGCAGCTTTGAGAAATTTAGAACGAGATGCAATGGCTCTGGCATGTCCACTTGCTATTCTATTGTATCCACCGCTGTACACTTGCCCGCTGTTGGTTACAACATACACAGTTGTGTAGTTGCCTACATTGTCGTTACCTGCAACGGTTTTTACAAATGCAATATCACCAGCAACTCTCTGTCTTACAGCATTTCCATCTAAGTCAACACCCTCTGCCAATTGACATTTGGTGAATCTTTTGGATGTAGCAGCATTGAGACCATTGAGCAGCTGGCCATGTACATTGGTGCCTGCAGCATACAGTTGACCAGCAGTAACAGCATATACATTGGAGCTACCACTGCCATAAATTGCATCTGCAGTCATGTTGACTTCTGTAGCTCCTGAAACAATGACTTTGCATGCACTGAAACTTGTAGATGTTCCAATGGTAGTTGCACCAATGGGCAACATTGCATTGCCATTGCCCACTGCATGCACTTGATTGTTTGCATCTATTACAGCAGAAAACTGAGCAAGTGCATTGCCTCTGCCAGTCAACATTGCATCTTTTATTTTGACATTCTTAATGGATCCACCATGTG